CTTCTTTGGATGCCCACCCAACTAATCTTACACAACGAGTTTTAACAGTAGCGAGGACATAGACATCGATGTCGGGGTTTACTTTCCTAGTAGACAGAAGCATACCGTCTAAATGATGGGTAGATTTTACATCGTAGCGTTGACCGTTAAGGACGCCGTCAGCACTACCACTTCTAGGTTTCAGACCTAAGTCTGGGAATGTGTTGAACGCTTTAGCAAAAGCATACTCAGCCTTCATACCCATCACGTCAGCCGCTGCGCCATCTTGGCCCCCCATTTTCGCGTCTTTAACGCGAGAACTTCTAGCGATCAGAGAGCGTAATCTCCCTACTGTTTCACATATTGTTATTTCGTCCGGTTCTAGGATCATTTTGATGATCCTACCTGCCCCTATAACTTCACCCTCGCTTCTCCCTTTTACGTAATCGAGATATTCACTAAGTGGTTTATATTCAATCTCCATTATTTTAGGGGTTAATTTGAAGTGAGCTGGAGAAGTTACTCAATACGTCCTTAGCGTAAGGAGTGGCGTGCCAGTAACCGACTCTATTTTTGACGCCGTTTTCCACCTCAACTCTGAGTTCTTGTCGGGTCAGGTTTAGTTTTTGCAACGCGGTCATCGCCCCATAAATTTTGGCGCGGGAAGACTTGAATGCTCTACCAACTTCTCCCGTATCGACGCCATCCTTAGATGCGATATACGCGAGCATCGAAACACGATCTGTTTGAGTGATACCAGCTTCCAGCAGGTGTGCTACGGACACCGCTATATTTTTTAATTGTGTCATGGTTATTTTTCGACTCGGCTTAGAATGCTATCGACTTTATTTTTTAGTTTATCTCGCTTACTAACAGTTCGACTAATCGCTTTATTAAGCATATCAATCTCGTGCCGCAGCAACTGAACTTTCATCTGTTCTTTTGTAGTTAAGTATTTCTCTGTTTTCATTGATGTAGAGTATTTAGGTTATCTGATTTTTGCTCAACAACACGCATAACGTGTTCTTCTATCGAATCGCTGGCAACAAGAATCTTCTGGATGGCATCACTTTTTGCTCCGTTGCGGTGGATGCGACCTAACGCCTGAAGGTGGTCCTTGACGTTAAAGGTAGGCGAGATCAACGAGATCCGTTGGCGGTTACCGTTGATGTCGTGGAGAGAAATCCCAGTTCCACCAGCAGCAGTGTTGATTACTAGAACGTGTTCTTCGTCCCTTTGAAAAGCGTCGATGATGTCCTGCCTGTCGTCAACTTTCTGACCTCCTTTAATGCACATACATTCTAGTAGCTCACAGAGGGTATCTACGGTATCTGTAAAATTAACAAACAACACAACGCTATGGCCCTGCTCGACGTAGTCTTTCGCCATGTCCGCCATGTCTTTAGCCTTGAGTGACTCCGCTAGCTGGCGTGCGCGTAGTAGGTTAACGAGAACCCAGTCGCTATCTTCTACAGTTCCGTTCTCCAAAAGATTGATAATGATCTCTGGCGTGATGCCGAGATCCTTGTAAGCCTTAGCAATCTTAGCAGCGGAACCGAATGCAATCGGCTCAATGAAGACTCGGTTCTCTTTGAACGAGTCAGGAAAGTCATCCACTGTAAGACGCTTAACATTCTTACCATACATGACCTTATTAAGATCATTGAGTTTTGTTTTACGGCGAAGCTCCCATGCGTTCCATTGGTTTTGTAAACAGCCGTATTGCATCATCCAACTGAACCAACTCTTGAGACCGTCTGATGCTTTGTTAAGATTATGTAGCCCTAATGCGTAACCGATTGGTCTCATCTCAGTAGGGTCTTCCGCAGCAGTAGCGGACATCGCATGGACTGAGTAGCCTTGCGTAACGAGTGATACTAACAACTGCGCGTTCTGCGTGTATGGCCCTTTACACTTATGAACCTCATCGACTAGCACTAGCGTGTCTTCTGGCAAGTGCCACGTCATGATCTTCTTGCCACGCTTCGACATGAAGTCCGTCCGGCCCGTTCTGATCTTCTCGTAGTTAAGGACAAACAGCGGCTCGATGCCAGTCTCCTTGAGTTCACGTTGCCATGAAGGTATCACTGCCTTCGGGCATAAGACCGCAACGGGTCTCTTTAATACCTTAGCCAGATGAGCTGCCACTACTGTTTTACCAGTCCCGACATGGCTAGTGTCGAGTGAGTTCAAACCTAATTTATGCTTCGCCCAAAAGAAGTCGAAAGCCTCTTGCTGTTTTGGATATAGTGTCTTCATTTATTGTCTATACTCAGACAAATAATTGAAGCGACTTACTATGTCCAGAAAAAGTTCAACTTTTTCTACTACCCCAAATATAGCGGGCGATGAGGTAGGCGTCGATCATACCATCATGCGGCGTCCGGCAGCGTTTATTAGCTAGCCAGTTCTCAGACGGCTCTAGCTGGTTTGCTAGTTCCAAGGCAACTTCTTTAGTCCTACCTTTAGGGACTCTACCTAACATAACTTTCTGCCACTTGTGAACAGACACACGCATTATGTTTTCGTAGTCATGGGACTCAGCCATCCCGACTAACTTGCCAAACGAGATCGCCATTGATCGAACCGCTTGGCTGCTCTTCGCGTGGGCTAACGGTTCTTCTACCGCAAAAATAAACGGCGTGTTTAGACCCATTATCCATTGATGAACTTTACGGATGTCGATTTCTTTCTTCTTCGACATCTGAAGAGTCGGCATACGAATCTTGTCTATGATGCCACCATCAAATTTAGATATAGCGCAAAGTCCGCCATCGAGTCCGTTGTCGATACCGACGATCATTTTTCGGGACAATACAAATTGTCACACCCTCCAGCGTCAGCTAATGGATTGCAGCAAGTCGCGCAGTTTTCTTCACGCTCTTCACTAAGTAAGGCTTTCGCGAGAATCGAATAGTTCACGAGATCTTCACAGGCGTCATCAACTGACTCGCCCGCTACCTGTAACTGACCGTCGTTCACGAACGACTTAATCCGCATCAGTTTATCCTGCATCCTCAACAGCAATCCTGTAACCGGATGGAGTCCTAATGACTTCGCTGATTTGAAGTTCGCAAGGGCATCGATTGTCTCAGCACCACCGCAGTAGTCGCTGTTCTTTGCCCGCATGATTTCGAGCGTTTTAGCACACGTCTCTTCGTGCAGTTTGAAAAGTGTTTCTGGCTTCATTTTGCTGGTATTGAATCTCCTCTGATTAGAAGGCCATCGCCCTCTGCTGGAACTAGGACTCTGATCCCTTTCGGCAGAGACTGCAAGTAGAATACTTCGCGAGCCGTTGAAGGCTTCACACGATACCAAAGGCCATCAGCGGTATCCACCGGAAAACGGAAATCCGCTCCTTCATCTATTCGGGTAATAAACTTAGGACTTACCTCTGGTTCACGATCTTGGAACATTGTAGTAATATTAAATCTCGTTTCCGGTCTCCGCGTCAATCGTTTTTTTCTGCCTGATCGCACCACCGCCTTTGTCTGCCTTAGAGTTATTTAGGATAGAAATATCGATTTGCATCTTACTACTACCGCCACCAGTCTTAGCGTTGAGTCCTAAGTTACGCCTAATGAGCTGGTCGAGTTCTGACATCTCGCGAATCGTTCTTGGTCCACGCAGCGTCTTCATCGAATCACGTAACAATTTAATTCCGGCTGCGGCGATATAGTGTTGGTATTTATCAGCCGGAGAGTTCTGCGCTTCCGCGATCTCGTTCAGAGTAACGTCCTCTTGTTTGGATGCACGGAACCGCTCTTCGACAATAGCGGAACTCATCGTCTCGTTAAAGTGTTCTTCAACATCCTCTTTAAGCTGGTCCTTATCAGCATCTGGTTTTAGGTGTTCCGCTTTGATGTCTGTATTGTGGATCAGGTTGTCGAGAACCTTACCGTCTACCATGTCTCCGTTCATCTTAGCGGCGACTCCGTGTTTCTTTAACCATTTACGGACTGTATTACGGTGGACCCCAATGTGTTGACCAATCGCGCTATTACTGTAACCTTCTTTGTTAAGGCGCAAGGCTTCAGCCTCGCACTCTCGTATAGGTTTTTCAGACATCGATTTAATTATGCCCTCAGAAGCAGACAAGCGCAAGCGCGTTCTAGAGCCACGCATCGACCCACAATCTAAGCAAATGGACGTAGGGGGGCTGATAATCCCGCCGACAAGTCTACTGACCTCTCTATTGTATGGCTTTGCCCATCACCCCAACGACAAGGCCAAAGAGTTTTACTTCTGGAGAGTTTGTGACGAACTTTGGAATAGAGAAGAGCTGCCGGAAAAGATGATGGTTCGCCATCCTTGGGCAGAGCAGATGATTAGGTCAGCCATCAAACACAAGTATCTAGCTATCGGAGGTTCCGCCAGTAGCGGTAAATCACACACGATGGCCGCGTGGGGTATCGTTCAATGGCTCTGCCAGCCACGAGATACACTAGTCCTGATGACCTCTACCACGTTACGGGAAGCACGAAAAAGGATTTGGGGTTCAGTCATGTCTTTGTTATCCGTGATCGATGGTGCGCCAATCAAGATACGGGACTCAATCGGTAACGCTGCCTATGTTGATGAGAACGGAACGCTTATCGAACGGGCTGGATTATCACTTATCGCGGCAGAGAAGTCGAAGACGCGAGAGGCAATAGGTAAGTTTATTGGTATCAAGCAGAAGCGTGTAATTATGATCGGTGATGAACTTTCAGAACTTTCTGAAAGTATCTTACAGGCTGGTCTGACTAACCTATCAAAGAACCCCTTTTTTCAGATGATCGGTATGTCTAACCCGAACAGCCGATTCGACGCTTTCGGCGTATGGTCAGAGCCAAAGAAAGGATGGGAGTCCATAGATACGCAGACCGCTGACAGATGGACCACGAAATGGAAAGGCCACTACCTCCGACTCGACGGGGAGCGCAGCCCTAATATTACGTTAGGAGAAGTTAAGTTTCCTTGGCTACCAACCGCTGAGAAGCTAGCAGAGGACAGGGCGTTATTGGGGCCAGAATCCAGAGGCTACATGCGAATGGTCCGAGCCGTTTTCTTCGATAGCGATGAAACAACCGGAATCTACTCAGAAGCAGAGCTGACGAAGGGTGGTGCGATGGGCGAAGTCGATTGGGCGGATAAGCCAACCGTCGTTGCCGGAGTCGATCCGGCTTTTACTAATGGGGGTGACAGGACTATTATGTATACTGCCGAAGTCGGTTACGCTCAGAACGGACAATACGTCTGCAAGTTAGGAGAAGCCATCCACCTCAATGATGATGCCACAAACAAAGCGGTTCCCCGAACCTACCAGATTGTCCACCAAATTATCGATCACTGTAAACGTAGGAATATTTCTGCCAATAATGTGGCTCTCGACTCCACTGGAGCAGGTGCGCCATTCTGCGATGTTCTGGCTGGTGAGTGGTCGAGCGACTTCATGCGCGTTACCTTTGGCGGAAAAGGTTCCGACAAGAGAGTTAGTATGAACAGTCAGCTCACCGGAGCAGAACTCTATACTAATAGAGTCTCAGAACTCTGGTTCGTCGGCAAAGAACTCCTCAGAACTAAACAAATCTACGGTGTATCCTCTGACCTTGCACAAGAGATGTGTGCCAGAAACTACGATATGACTAAAGGAACAGGCACGCTCAGAGTGAAAATTGAATCGAAAGTAGAGTTTAAAGCTCGGTTCGGTAGGTCACCTGACTTAGCTGATGCCGCGTTCCTTGCTCTCGATTGCGCTCGCCAGCGTTTAGGACTCGTGGCTATCGACCCACCGAAAGACAATAAGGATGCGGGGTTCAGGAAACAGGTTTCGATAAAGAGTCTTAGCGGCGCACTCAATAATCCTGATACCAGCTTACTCAGCTAAAAAAACTTTTCTTCTAGACCTTTAGTACTGTATAATATATTATATAGTACTAAGAGCCGGAGAGAAAAGTTTTTTATCCGCATACCCAAAATTCCCTTCCGTTGACAGTTTCGTTGAATTCTGGTAGGTTATGCCGCGTGGCGAATAAAAGATTCAAGCGGCTCCCGTCTGGCCGTATCCAATACCACGGCGAGACGTTCGCTGGCTTCAA